AGTCATGACTAAGGCTGGACAGGGCTCTACAAGGGCGCTCAAGGTCGTCTCAGAGGCGAACAGGGAGGAACAGGGAATCTCTCCTACACCAGAGCGTCTAATTGGCTCAGGAACGCCCAGAATCCACTCTAGGCTCAACGATTTGCCGTCTAAAGGCTTGGAAATCATTGACTTCGCCAGCCAGATAGGCATTGATCTAATGCCGTGGCAGAAGTTCGTATTCGAACACGCGCTCAAAGTAAAGCCGGACGGACGCTGGCACGCGCCTCTGGTCGTGGTCGTTGCAGCTCGTCAGAATGGAAAATCTACGATTATGGAGATGTCGATTCTGGCTCGGCTTTTCCTGTGGCAAGAATCTTTGCAATTAGGTTCGGCTCACGTACTGACTACATCGCTGGAGACTTTTCGGCACGTGGTTAGCATCATCGAGAGCAACGAATCACTAGCTAAGCAAGTTAAGAAAATCCGATGGGCTCACGGATCCGAAGAGATTGAATTGATGTCCGGCGCTCGCTACGTGGTCAAGGCAGCTAATGCCGCAGCTCGTGGATTTGCAAAGCCGGAGACTGTGTACATGGACGAGACGCGTCAGCTCAAAGACACCGAAGCCTGGTCAGCTATGCGATATACGATGATGGCCGCTAAGAATCCGCAGCTCTGGACATTCTCAAACGCCGGAGATCAGCATTCGTTGATTCTTAATCAGCTACGCGAGCGCGGAATGGCATCGGCTGCTGGTGGAAACGACGACATCGCCTATTTTGAATGGTCAGCATTCTCGGACAAGATTGAAGATGAAAAGAATTGGGTCGCCAGCAATCCGGCACTCGGTCACACAATCCACGAAGATAATATCCGCGCCGTTCTCAATGATCCGCCAGATGTTGTCCAGACGGAAGTCTTGTGCCGGTGGGTCAATACAATCTCCGGAGCGATTCCTGTAAAGGAATGGGAAGAGTGTGGATCTGATGAAATCCATCTCGACGTCGAGAAGATGACGTGGTTCGGCCTTGATTTATCGCCAGATCGTAGAGATGGGGCTTTAGTAGCTGCTCAAAAGAATGCAGACGACACTTTCAACATCAAACTTCTCCATACCTGGCACAATCCAATCTCCTTAGACGATAAAGCTATCGCCAACGACATCGCGCCCTATGCCAGAAAATATCCGATTGAATATGTGGTTTTCAGCAAGAGAACAAGCTCTGCCGTAGCTGCGCGACTTGCACCAGCCGGAATTCCTGTAATCGACATCGATGGCGCACTTTATGGCCAGAGCTGCGATGAATTGCTGGGAGCGATTACCTCAAAGAGATTGATCCACGGGAAACAGGCAGAATTGTCCAAGCAGATATTATCGGCCGTGAGATTACCAATGGGCGATGGCGGCTGGATTATCGGACGGCGCGCCTCTTCGGTTGCAGTCTGCGCGGCAGTGGCTTCGGCACTTGCGACACACTTTGCGACACGCCCAGAGATGGAGATGGACATTATGGTCGGTTAGATGTATAGCGAGCCTTTAGACTTATCCACATGGGTCTATTTTCGCGCACAGTAACGACCGCAGCTCCGGCTGCCACTTCTGACATTGAAGCATCTCTAGCTCCAGTAAATGTCACTAGCTCGCTTTACAATATCTACGGCGTCGCCGGAATCACTGCTTCACGCGTTGAATTTATGTCAGTGCCAACGTGTGCCAGAGCTCGCAACATTATTTCGTCCAGCGTTGCATCGATTCCGCTTAAGGTTCGCACTCGCGCAGATGGCGCTCGCGTTGAATCTCCTCCAAAGGTTATTAATCAGCCAGATCCACGCGTTCCAGGATTTGCGACCTATGCCTGGCTTGCAGAAGATCTCCTCCTGTATGGCTACGGATATATGAGGATTCTTGAAATTTATGCAGACACATATCGCATTCGCAGTGCAGAACGCATCGATCCTACTCGCGTCACAATTAAGACTAATGACATGGGAACAGAGATTGAGTATTACTGCGTCGATTCAATTCCAGTTCCATACGAAGGCGTTGGAAGTCTTGCAGTCTTTTACGGCGTAGATGAGGGCATTCTTAATCGTGCCGGTCGCACAATTAAAGCCGGTGCAGAATTAGAACGCGCTGCAACTATGTACGCACGCGAGCCAGTTCCGACGATGGTCTTAAAATCTAATGGCACTGCACTTCCAGCAGATCGCATCGCAAAACTTCTTGAATCTTGGGGGCAGTCACGTCGCAATCGTTCAACTGCATTCTTAAATGCTGACGTTGAATTGCAGACTTTAGGATTCGACCCAGAGAAGCTTCAACTCAATCAAGCTAGATCTTACGTTGCAACCGAGCTTGCCAGAGTTACTGGCATTCCGGCTTATTACGTCGATGCAGAATCCGGATCTAGTATGACGTACACAAACGCGACACTTGCGCGTCAATCTTTGCTGGACTTTTCACTTCGCCCGATTATGACTGCGATTGAAGAGCGTCTCTCAATGACTGGAATGGCTAATGATTTCGTTCCAGCATCACAGGAAGTCAAGTTCGATTTAGACGATTACTTGCGCGGATCTGCAAAAGAGCGCGCAGATGTGTACAAGATTCTCTACGACATCGGAGCTTTAACTTCCGATGAAATCCGACTAGAAGAGGAAATGATCAGATGAAAGAAATCAAGCCAACTCCGATGAATCTTGACTTTTCAATGAAGGTCACGGCGACAGATTTTCCAAGACGCGAAATCTCTGGTCGCATAGTCACATGGAATGAAGAAGGCTCTACATCAGCCGGATCAACTATGTTCAAGCCTGGCTCAATTACTTTCAGCGATACAACAAAATTATTACTTGAGCATCGCCGTGAATCTCCAATCGGATTCTTAAAAGACTACGAAGAAGATGAAGAAGGCATTTATGCAACTTTTTCTGTTGCCAAGACAACTTCCGGATCTGATGCTTTGGAAGAAGCATTTTCTGGATTACGCGACGGCTTCAGTGTCGGCGTTCTGGCTGAAAAGTATAAGAACGTCGATGGCGTTCTAGTTATTAGCGCAAGTGCGCTCAAAGAAGTTTCACTTGTCACAGATCCAGCCATAAGAAGCGCAAAGGTTGCGGTCGCAGCTAGTGAGCAAGAAGATTCTGAATCCGTCGTGGAAACAGAAGAACAAACTACCAAAGGAGAAAACGAAGTGGAAACAACTCCAACCGTTACAGAAGCACCAGCCGAAACGGTTGAGGCTTCCAAAGTCGTACAGGCCGAGGCAGCTCGTCCGCTCTATTTCACATCACCACGATCACCAATTACAACTGGTGGCGCATACCTTGAGCACACAATCAAGGCAGGACTTGGCAACGAAGATTCTCGCCAGTACGTTAAGGCAGCAGATGATTCATTCACAACAAATCCAGCGTTCTCACCAGTGTCATACGTTCGCGATGTAGCAACAAACACAAACGCAGATCGTCCAGTCATTGATGCTTGCGGTGGAACACGTCCACTTAATAGCTACGGAATGACAGTGTCAATTCCTAAAATCACTGCAAATTCAACTGCTGCAACAGTGGCAGAAGGCGGAGATCCAACAGGAACAACTGCAATCACTTCAGCTTACGTCAATGCGACAGTAATCAAAAAGGCCGGATTCCAACGCTATTCAGTCGAATTGCTCGATAGATCAGATCCAAGCTTTTATGAAATCATGTTGGCAAATCTCAGAGATGCGTATGCTCAAGCAACTGATGCGTATGTCGTTGCTCAAATCACTGCTGGCGGAACTCAAGCAACTGCACAAGATGCAGATTCAGACGGCATCATCGCATTCGTATCAACAGAATCACCAGCCGTTTATACTGCAACAAAGCGCACTGCAAAGTCATTCGTTTCAGGTACTTCCATCTGGGGTCTCCTTATGGGAGCAACAGATACAACAGGTCGTCCAATTTACAACGCTGGAAATCCTATGAACAATGCTGGATCAGCGATGCCAACATCTATTCGCGGAAACGTTCTTGGACTTGATTACTATGTAGATCCAA